TTGGCGCCCCATTGCCGAATAGTAAAACTTGACTAGGGCGTGGGTGGGCTTATGCCCCATCCCATCGACCGGAAGCCCGAGGACACGCTGGACACCAGCCCTAACCGCTGACGGGAGGCGAAGTCCGGGAAGCGAGGCCCCCACGGGACACCCTCCGACGCTGGACTCGGCAGAGCCGCCGCGAGGCTCACCCGTTCAGTAACCTCGTTTCCCTTTCACTACCATGGCAACAGGCCAAGTGTGGCCGTCACTGGTCAACGACTTCCAAACGACCTTCGAGGACGTATGGAACCAGACCGTGGCGCAACAGCTCGACCAGCGTCTCGCTGGCACCTACATGAGCAAGAGCATCTCCGGAAAAGATTTCCGGATGGATTTGTTCGGCTCGCAGACCGATGCGATGCGCGAAAAGACCGAGCGCGCGGGCGTCTCCCGCCCCAGCGACATCCCGACCTTCCAGCGTTGGCTCCGCCCGCGCCCCTACGAGAAGGTCACGATCTTCGACGAGTTCGATCCGGTGGCGCTCGGCGCGCTGCCCGACCCGCAGATGCCCGCCGTCCAGACGCACGCCACCACGGCGAACCGCAACATGGACATCGTGCAGATCAACGGGCTCATCGGCACGAACTACATCGGGGCGACCGGCGTGCAAACCGCCACGCTCGCGTCGGCGAACCAGATCGCCGTCTCGTTCAAGAACGGCGGCGTCAACATCGGGCTCACGCTCGCCAAGATGACGCAGGCGCAGTACGTGCTCGACACGAACGAAGTCCCGCAGGGCGACCGCTATTTCGCCTATGCGGCGAAGCAGTTGAACAACCTCCTAACGAACGTGGACCAGGTGGCCAACTACCTGTACAACGACGTGAAGGCGCTGATCGACGGCAAGCTCCAGCGGTTCCTCGGTTTCGAGTTCCGCCTTACGCAACTGCTCCCGGTCACGACGGCGGGCGTCCGCACCAACGTTTTCTGGCAGAAGCGCACGGTCGCCATGGGCATCGGCGTCGAACGCCGGACGCACGTGGACATCCTGCCGCAGAACCAGCACGCGTTGCAGATCCGCACCGTGATGCTGCTCGACTTCACCCGGACGGAAGAGGCCGGAGTCGGCACCGTCGCGTGTGACGAGAGCGTGTAACCCGCGCGAGCCACCAAACCAAAACGCAACCTCCTAAACAAAAGGACAAACGCACATGGCAGCTCCCGCAACCATCGGTTACACCGACATCGCCACCGTCCAAGCGGGCGGCGCGAACACCCTGGCCAGCCTGCTCGACCCGAATTTCAGCTCGGGGCGGCTCAAGGCCATCGTGGCAACCTACACCATCACCGGCAACGAGGCGGCGAACGACGCGGTTTACATCGCGCGCGTGCCGAAGGGCGCGCTGATTTCGCCCACCAACGGGTCCATCGCCACGGTCGGCGGCACGGCGGGCACGACGCTCACCTGCTCGATCGGCGACACGGACACGAAGGGCGCGACGGGTTCCTACGATCCGGCCCGCTATTCGGCGGCGGTCAACGTCCAGGCCCAGACGACGACCACGCCGGTCGCGTTCTCGGGCGGCACGGAGTTGATCACCAACGCCCCGCCGCAGGAAATCGGCGACGACTGGTGCTGGCTGTTGGCGACCTTCGCCACCGTCAGCACGCTCACCGCCGGGCGCAAGCTGGTGTTCCGCATCCAAGGCACGTTCTTGGACTAAAGCGTACCGACTTCCGGGGCGCGGCTCTTCTCCATTCCGCGCTCCGGGGTTGTTGCTAGATTCGCTCCTAACAAGGGGCAAACCCCGAGGGTGGGACACCTGCCCTCGGGACTTTCGTTAAAACCGAACTCGCCGATGAATCCCGCCAACGCCATGCCTCAGAACGCGCCGAAGGCCCACCCGTTGAAGAGCGGGCGGAAGTTCGCGGGCGCGGGGAAGCGGGCGGCGGCTCCGATTCCGTTCTTGCATTCCGCCCCGCACAACGCGGGCGCGCGGGAGAACGCCGGACGGCTCAACCCCTCGCGCTGAGATGCCCGGATTCGTCCCCAACAGTCAGACTGACATCGCGAATCTGGCGCTGGCCGAAGTGGGCCAAAATCCGATCGCCGATATTGACGACACGGAGTCGGTGGCGGCTCAACTCTGCGCGCGGAACTTCTGGGCCTCGGTCGCCAAGGTGGCGCGCGAGCACAGCTGGAATTGCCTCCAGCGGCGGCAGACGCTCACGCAACTGGCGCTCCCTGAATCCTCGTCGTTCGGCACTTCGATCGGGTGGTCTTGCGGTCAGCCAACCTCGTGGCCGCCGTACTGGCTGGCGAACACGGCTTACGCGGGCGGAACGCTCGTGACCTACTCGGAGGCCGTTTACTACTGCACGCAGGCTTACACCTCGTCGAACAACTTCATCAACGACCTGACGGCGGGGTATTGGGTGCAGATGTACCAGCCCGCGACGGGGGCGTTCATGGGACCGGCTGGCGCGCTGGGGTACGAGTGGGACTTCGGCTTCGTCGTCCCGGAGGATTATATCCTGCTCACGGAGCTGAACGGCAACCTCGTCTGGGGCGGTTACGGCACGAGCCAGCGCGGCGTCGGCGACCTTTATGAGATCTTCGTCTATCAGACCGCCAACCCCGACGAATCGAAATCGAACGTCCGGGCGCTCTTCTGCAACACGCCTTACGCGAACGTCAAATACACGGCGTTGATTCAGGACACCACTCTCTTTGATCCCCACTTCGTGGACGCCGTGGCGGTTTTTCTCGCGTCGAAGATCGCGACGCCGCTGCGGGCCGACGACGGGCGCATGGCCGCGGTCTTGCGCCAACGGTACGCGACGGATGCGCTGCCCGCGGCGCTCGTGAAGGACGCGGGCGAGCGCAAGTTCTACCGCTACGACCCGACGCGTGAATCCAACTTCCTTCGGTCGCGCTTCCGGGGCACCAACGGCTGATGTCCAAGTCGATCACATCGCTGGTCAGCTTCAACGGGGGCCAGGTCGCGCAGACGCTAACGGCGCGCGTCGATCAGGCGAAGTACCGGAGCATGTGCCTCTCGCTCCTGAACATGATGTGCCTGAAGACGGGGCCATGCACGCGCAGGCCGGGCACGCAGTACATCGCGAGCACGAAATATTCGGACGACGCGAACCTGTGCGCGCGGCTCAAGCGGTTCGTCTTCTCGCCCGAGACCACGTTCATGCTGGAGTGGGGAAACCACTACGTGCGCTTTTATTCCAACGGGGCGCAGGTGCAGGTGACGAGCGCGCCCGCCTGGTCTTCGGGTTCGGCGGTGTATCACGTCAACGATTACGTGACTTATTCCGGGCAGTTCTATCGGTGCATCGCGGACGTTTCGCTCTCGGCCACGCCGCCGCCCTCCGATCCGGCGAGTTGGGTCCAGCAGTCGATCCTTGAGCTTTACACGCCGTACACCGCGGACCTCGTGGCGGCGGGGGGCGACAAGCGGCTGACGGAGGTGTTTCAGCTCCAGTTCGCGCAAATCAACGACGTGGTTTATGTCGTCCACAAGGACCACCCGCGCTGGGTTCTGACGCGCATCACCAACGAGAGTTGGACGATGAAAGAGGTGGTGGAGATGGTGCCGCCGCTCCTCGACCAGAACGCGACCAACGTCACCATCGCGTCTTCGGCCACGACCGGAACGACGACGTTGACGTGCGCCGCACCGGCGTGGGCGGCGGCCACCTTCTACGAGCGCGGAGACGTGGTGAACGTGGCCCCGCTGACGTTCTACCAAGCGCAGGAGCCGCACATCTCCGGAGGGACGTTCGGGCCGGACCTGGCGAGCGGTTTATGGAAGGTCTTCACCGTTTTCCAATCGGGGCACGTCGGTTCCTACTGGGAACTGGCCAATCTGCGCCCCTCGGCGTTCGTCGAGTACGACGGCGTGGCCGCCACGGGATTCGCCGCGGGCGAGTCGGCCACCATCACCGTTTACGGCGATTGGGAGGTGCGGACCTACGGGGTTTGGTCGGCCAACATCGAGGTGCAAGGGTCGCAGGACGGCGGGTTGACGTGGCGCAAACTCCGGGTGATTTCGGGGCGGAGCGACCGGAACGCGAACATCTCGGGGCGAGCTTCGGTTTCGACGTTGATGAAGCTTGTGATCAACAACGTCGCGGTGCCGGTGGCCCCCGGCGCGACCGACCCCCGCGTGGTGCTGGAGGCGGTGGACGGATTCCTTTACGGCGTGGTCAAGATCACGCACGTGACTACGGCGTACTCCGCGACGGCGCAGGTCATAACGCAGCTCCCGGTGGCGAACGCGTGGGTCTCCGGTCAGGACTACTTCGTGGGCGACCGCGTGGGGTTCGACGGCATCAACTACGTTTGCATCGCGGACGTGAGCAGCGCCACGGACCCCTCGGCAGACCCGTCCAACTGGAGCGCGGACGGCTGGCCCACGGAGTTCTGGAGCGAGGGCGCGTGGTCGGCGGTGCGTGGGTACCCGCGGGCGATCACGACGTTTCAGCAGCGCGTCTTCTGCGGGTTCACCACCTACGAGCCGCAACGCGTCTGGGGGACCAAGATCGGGGACATCGAGAATTGGGACTTGGGCGAATCGCTCGCCGACGAGGGCATGGCCTTCGACTTGGACGCCGCGGGTGACGGCATCGGGGTGTGGTTGGCCGCTCAGGACGGCCTTTTCGCCGGGCTCGAAAGCGCGGAGTGGGCCATCGCGTCGAGCGACGCCACGCAGGCGCTGGGGCCGACTTCGATCTCGGCGCGGCGGCAGTCGAAATGGGGTTCAAACTCGCACATCGCAGCGGAGGTGGCCGGAGATGCGCTCATCTTCATCGATCGGCAGGGGTTCTCCGCTCGCCAGATGTTGTTCTCGATCATGACGAGCAAGTACATGTCGCAGGATTTGACGGTGCTCTCGGAGGACATCCTGAACCAAGGGGCGATCCAACTGGCCTACGCGCGCCAGATTCAGAAGAACGGTTTTCTCTGGGTCACGACGGTGAGCGGCGAACTGGCGGCGATGACCTACGAGATGGACCAAGAGGTTTTCGGGTGGCACATTCACAACACGGATGGCGATTCGTTCGAGTCGGTGGACGTGATCCCGGGGGCCGACGACCAGGACGACGAGGTGTGGGTGGTGGTCTCGCGCATCGCCAACGGGGGCAACCCCGGAACGCGGTTCGTGGAGCGGATCAACCCCGACAACTGGATGCGCGACGAGGACAAGGACCGCGCCTATTACGTGGATTGCGGCAAGACCTACGCGAACCCGGTCAGCAACGTCTTCACGGGTTTGGACCACCTCAACGGGCGGACGGTGGTGGTGGCGATCGACGCCCAATATTACGGCGACTTCTCCGTTTCAGGAGGCCAAATCACCGTGGACAAATACACGCCCGACGGGGAGCGGTACGCGCACGTGGGGCTGCCTTACCCGTCGCAAGTTCAGCCGATGGTCTTGCAGGTGGACGAGCGGGCGGGCGTGACGAAGGGGATGATGAAGAAGTTCGCGCGGTGCGTCTTCGACCTGTACCAGACCCTTGAGTGCGGATACCGCGAGGCGGGGGGGCGCGGGCGAAACATCGAGTTCACCGACCCGAGCGACCCCACGGGGGTGCCGCAGTTGTTCAGCGGCGAGAAGGACGTGCGCGACTTCTCCGGCGACTACCGGCTCGACCCGTCGATCATCGTTTACACCCAGACGCCGCTGCCGCTGTCGGTGCGCTCGCTCACGCTCATGTACGGGATCGCCGGGACGCCCTGAAATGCAATTCCGCCGCTACGACCCAAAGGGAGATCGCGCCACGCTCGAAGCGTGGTGGAAGGGCCACAACGCCGTCGCGGTGCCGGAGCAGATGCTGCCACCGGACGGATGGATCGCGCACGCCGACGGGGTGGAGATGGCGGCGAGTTTCCTTTACGTTGTGAAAGGGAACATCGCCATCTTGGAGTTCACGACGACAAACCCGCGCTGCGCGCTCTCGCGCGACTTGGTGGCGGCGGTCCGAGGACTTTATGAGCGGCTGGAGGTAGCGGCCCGCGAAGAGGGGTGTTGCTCCATCATCTCGTTCGTGAAACCCGACTCGTGGGAGCGGCGCGAGATGGTCAAGAGCGGTTACGCGGTGGCCGACGAGAACCCGCACATGATAATCGGGAAGCCGCTAGCACCGAAAGAGGAGGCGCTATGCCACTAGCCGTCGGAGTCGCTTCGCTGGCCCTGACGGGCTACTCGATGTATTCCCAGAACCGCGCCGCGAACCAGGCGGCGGCGGACACGGCGGCCAACTCTTCGTTGCTCGCCCAGAACCAGATCGACGTAGCGAACCGCAACGCCGACGCGACGACGGCGGTGGCCAAGGCCAACGCGGACGCGACGCGGGCGGTGGCGGCGTACAACGCGCGGGTGGCGGGTTCCGAGGCTCAACAGGTCGCGCTGGACACGGCGGCGAACGTGCGGGCGATGCGCAAGGACGCGCGGACGTTCCTCTCGCGGCAGCGGTCGGCGTTCGCCGGTTCCGGGGTTCGGGTTGACACGGGTTCGCCGTTGGCGGTCCAAATCGCGACGGCGGGGCAGTTGGCGCTCCAGCGGGCCGAGACCTATCGGCAAGGGGTGGCGCGGGAGGAATCGATCCGGGCGCAGTCGGCGGCGAGCAGCGCGGAGGCGGAGTCGCGCGCCCGGCTCGGGATGTACGAGGCCGACACGCGGGCCAACCTCACGCGTTACGAGGGGCAGAAGTCGGCGGAGGCGACCTTGATCACGGGGCAGGCGCAGGCCGACGCGTACCACCGCGCCGGGACCACGGCCATCCTCAACGGGGCGTCGCGGATGCTCGCCACTGGCTACGACCTGTATCAGGGCGGCGCGTTCGGCGGCAGCGCCCCCGCCGCGCCCAACGTGGACAACTTCATCTGAGCTATGATCCCGACGGTCTCAGGAAGTGATGTACCGATTCAAACGCCGCGCCAAGGCGCGATGCTCAACCCCGCGGCGTTCCAGCTCAACGAGGGGTCTTTCATGGAGAACCCGAACGCGGCGACGGCGGCGGCGCGGGCGCGGTTGGGAGCGGTAGACACGACATTCCGGAGCGAGCAGGGGCTGGCGGGCGGGTTCGAGAGCGGGGCGAGCGCGCTGGCCGGGATAGCGCAAGACCTTTTGAAGACGCGCCGCGCGACCATCGCGGCGGACGCGGACTTTCGGATGCGCGCGGCGCAGCAGAGTTTCGTGGAGAGTTTGCGCGGGGACGGCGACGAGAACACGTGGGCGGAGCGCGCCAACGAGACCTTCGCGCAGACGCGGCAGGAGATTTTCGACACGCACAACGTCCCCCCGGGGATGCGCGCCGAGTTGGAATCGTCGGTGAGGAGTTGGGGGCAGGCGCTGTCGTTCAAGGCGCAGACGATGGCCGCGGTGCAATCGGTCAACCGGGCGGAGGTCGCGGTTCGCAAGTCCTACGACGAGGCGGGGCGTGACGGAGATGGCGTGGGCATGGCGAACGCCGTGGCGCTGGGGCGCGCGTCGAAGCTCGACCCGGTGGCGATGGACCAACTGGAGAGGGGCATCCCGCGGGCGCTGGCGCAAACCGCCATCGAGAACGGGATCAGGGTCAACCCGCAGGAGACTTACCGGATGCTCAAGGACGGCGGCGAGATGCCGATCACGGACCAAACGGGCAAGAACATAGACCCGGCGAAGGTTTTTCCTCCGAAGGAACTGGAGGCGTTGCAGCACACGGCTCGGGTGGAGGCCGCGGCGTGGCAGCGCGAGAACGCGGACAACCTTTTGCAGACGGCGGTGGACCCGCTCACGGGGATGGTGCCGGAGGCGGTCATCCGCGATAAGATGCAGAAGGACGAGATCACGGAGGCGTTTGGGCGGTCGCTCATCGCGTCGCAGGAGCGCAAGGTGAAGGCCGACACGGCGGCGGCGCAACGCGAGGCGGCGGCGACCGACCGCGACGAGTACAACATGGCGATGTCGCGCATCCACGACGCGAACGCGTGGGGCGTGGACCCGGACCTTTACGCGCGGGACTTGATCGACGGCGCGGCGGCGATCTCGGACCCGGCGCGGCGGCAGCGCGTGATCAACGAGGCGAACCACCAGCTCGCGGCGGTGAAGAAGCAGGGCAAGCTGGACGTGCGCCCGCTGGAGCAGCAAATGATCGGGCTGATGAAAGCCAATCGGGGCCAAGACACGGCTCTGGTGCCGGTTTCGGTGGAGGAGGACACGGGGCGCGCGGGGATTTTCGGTCTGTTCAAGCGCGACGCTTCGACGGCCTACCAAGCGACGACCATCGGCGATTTGAAACTGATGACCCCCGCCGAAATCGAGAAGCGGTACGGCAAAGGCGCGACGCTGGAAAAGGTGCTCGACGCGACGGCGGTGCATGCGGCGCGGCTGCAAAACGATATGCGCGATTGGTTGCGCTCGCCAGAGGGGCAAAAGGCGACCTTCGAGCAGGCCAACGCTCACCGGATGGAATTGGAACGGCCCTACGTGATGGACCAAGTGCGCGCGGCGGTCGGCAAGCTGCCCCCGGCGAGGCCGACCACGCAGGCGGAGTTCGAGGCGCTTCCCCCGGGCGCGCGGTTCATCTGGAACGGGCGGGAAGGGGTGAAAAAGTAAGATGCCGGATTTCGATCCATTCGCGTCGGGGTTGGCGGTCGAGACGGCCCCTACACCCGCCAGCGCGCCGGGAGGCTTCGACCCGTTCGCCCAAGACCGGGCGGTCGCTGTGGCGGATGCCCCAGAGGCGGCGGAGGCGAACGGAGCGGATTTAGAAGCCGCGCCCGCGACGCTGGAGACGCTTTACGCTGGGCTCGACGGCATGGACGACCGGCTCAATCCATCCGAGCGCAGGGCCTTCGGCGCGCTGGACTCCGTTTCGCCTGATGCGAAGGAGGGGCGCGCGAAAGCCATCAATCAGATATTCGTCGGGGCGAAGATGCCGGGGCTTCGGCGCTTGGAGATCGAGACGAACTGGCCGAGCGTGCGGCAAGCCTTCGCGAAAGACCAACTCGGATTACCGGGAGACGTTTCCGACGTGCAGCTTTACGGCGAGATCGGGCGGCGCATGCGAGAGGAGCGGGACGTGGCGCAGTTCGGCGAAATCAAGCCGTGGACGTGGCGCGACCAAGTTTCGACCTCCTTTGGGCGGCTCTTGCACGGCGGTTACGACGCGTATCAGGACCGCGCGGGCGCTTCGTTGAAATCGTTTTGGGAGTCGATCAACAAGCCGATCGCCAAGCTGCCAGACCCGCCATCCGACGCCCCGAACGTCCCCGACGCCGGAATGGCTAACCCGGCGATCGTAGCGGGAGTTTACCGCGGCGTTAAACCCCTCATCGAAGGATTGGAGAGCCCCTTCGGGATCGCCACCCTTGGAGCGGCGGGGGGGCTGAAAACGGCGGAGGCTGCCGGAATCCCCCTGGCGCGCGAAGCATTGCTCGGGATGGGCGGGATATTCACCGGCCTGATGGCAAAGGGCACCTATGACTCGCTGGGTCAGATGCAAGTGGCCCTGAACGACCCGAACGCCACGTTGCAGGACAAGGTGGCGGCTTTTACCACGCCAGTGGCGTCGGCGGCCATGACGGTGCTCGGAGCGTACGGAACGGCGATGGAGGTTTTACCCAAGGAGCGGGCGGCGGCGATCACCGCCGCGGCGAAGAGCGGCGATACCCCCGCGCGAATCGCGGAGCTTTTGCGCGAAGAGGCCCGCGCCACGTCGGAGCCGGAGCAGGCTCAGGTGGTGGCCGAGGCGGCGCGGCAGTTGGAGGAGGTGGCGCAGGCTCCGAAGCCCATCCCGATGGAGGCCGCTAAGATCGCGGAGGCGACGGAGGATAGCCGAGCGGTCCAACCCGAATTACAACCGGAAATCCAAGCGAGCGTTGGCCCAACAATGGAGATTTTTCGCGCGGGCGACGTCTCCGAACAAGGCGTTAAAAAATGGAGTTCTTGGACGCCCGATGAATCGACGGCTAATGCCTACACTGATAATCCTGGGTTTGGCGGTAAAACGGTACGATCATTAGAAGTACCCCAAGGGGAAATATTGGATATTTCTCTACGCAACCGAGATGGTCTGCGAAATCTAGCCGAAGAATTGGGATTTGAACGGGAAAAAGGAGACGAATGGTTCGACAACGGATGGCAGTATCCTTGGGAAGAATCTGGGAAGATTCGCGAGGCGCTGGAAAATTCCAAATATGATTGGATTCGCTACGAAGATGATTTCCCAGAAGGAGCCACCACGCTCGTTCCGGTCAAAGACGTTAAACAGATAGAGGCGCCCAAGGCTCCGGAATCGACCAAACCACCCGTAGAAGAACGCGAGATGGTCCCCGAAGGACCGAAGGCACCTCCGCGCATCGCGCGCCAAGGCGACCCCGTCTCCATCAAGAACTCGACGGTGGACGCGCTGGCCGCAGAGATGGGGTTGGAGGCGCCTAAGCGGGGCGAGCCGTTGAGCTTCGCGAAGGTTCGGGACGAGGTGGCCGCGCAGGTGGCCGAGGACCCGGTGGCAGGGGAGCGGCTGGTGGCGTCGTTGCGCCGCAATCCACGCCCGATCTCGGCCCATGAGGACGTTCTCCTGACATTCGAGATGAACCGGCTCCGTTTGCTGCGGGACGGCGCGCGGCAGGACCTGCTGGACGCGGTCAAGATCGGGGACCAAGACCTTTACTCTCAGGCCCAATTCGAGCTGGCCCGCTGGGACGCGGCGATGGGCGAGGCGATGGACGTTTCGACGTTGGCCGGAACAACCACGGCGCAGGCGCTGGCTTTCCGCCGTCTGACCGTGGCGCAAGATTACTCCCTAGCCGCGCTGGAGCAGCGGGCGCGTGTGGCGAAGGGCGGAAAGTCGCTCCAGCTCAAAGAGCTGACCGAGCTGCGCGAACTCAGCCAACGGCTTGACGCCGCGGAGCGCGCCCTGACCGATTACAGGCAGCGGGAGGCGGCTAGAATCGCCGAAGCCGAGGCGGCGACCAAGACGCCCCCCAAGGGCCAAAAGCCCGCAGAATCAGCGGAAACGCCCCGCAAGCGCCCCCCGTCGGCGGTCCGGAAGTACATCTCCGAGCAGGCGGAGGCGGCGCGGCAACGCATCATCGAGCGCATGCGGTCCGGTCGCGTGGCGTCCGGCATCGACCCAGCGGACTTGGCCGATTACGCCATCGTCGGGGCCGACAAGATCGCGAGCGGCCTGACCAAGTTCGCAGACTGGTCGGCGGAGATGGTCAAGGATTTCGGCGAACTAATCCGGCCCCACTTGAACGAGATTTTCGTGCGCGCGACGGCGGCTCGGGCGGAGGCGTTGCGGTTGGGGACGTACAAGAAGGCGCTGGAGCACCGGATCGAGAAGGCGGAGGAGCGGCTGGCCAGCGGCGACCTCGAACCGAAGAAGCGCGAACCGCTGGCCTTGGACGCCGAGGCGCTGAAACTGCAAGCCAAGTACGACTTGGTGAAGCGGGACATCGACGCGCGGCTGGCGGAGATGCGATTCAAGAACAGCCCGATTTGGGAGAAGTTGAAGGCGCAAGGGATGTCCGCCTACGACGCGTCGCGGCTGTTGATGACCACGGGAGAGTTTTCCTTCGTGCTGCGGCAGGGCGGTCCCTTGGCGGCGAGCCGACCGATCACGGCGATGCGGGCGCTGCCGGACATGTTCCGCGCGTTCTTGGCCGACCCAGAGGGGGCGCGCGTCCTCAACCTGCAGATATTGAACCACCCCGACATGGCGGCGGCGCGCCGGGCCGGGCTTCACATCTTGGAGGAAGGCGCTTCGCTCAACAAGCAGGAGGAGGCGCTGATGGTCGGCCAGAAGCTGGAGCGGATGAAACTCTTCCGGTGGACAGTCGGGCGCTTCAACCAAGCGGGGACGGCCTTCATGAACCGGCTGCGCTTCGACGTGTGGAACGCGATGCGGCAGGCGCGCGGCGGCGTGGACCCGGCGCAAATCGCCACCTTCGTCAACGAGGCGACGGGACGCGCCAAACTCGGGGCTTTCGAGTCGTCCGCGGTCGTCTTGGGGCGGCTGATGTTCTCGCCGCGCTTCTTCGTCTCGCGCGTCCAGTTGCTCCTAGGTCACAGCCTGTGGCGGGGCAATCTGGCCACCCGAGGCGTCATCGCGACGGAGTACGCGAAGATGTTGATCGGGCTGGGCTCGTTTTACGCCATGGTCAACGTCGGGCTCTCGGTCCGCGGAAAGAAGCCAGAGATAGGGACAGATCCTCGCTCGTCCGATTTCGGCAAGATCAAGCTGGGCAACACACGGGTGGACCCGCTCGCGGGCGTGGCGCAGGTCTTCGTCTTCCTTTCGCGGATGGGAACTGGCGAGACGACCAACGCGAAAGGCCGCTCCCACGCGATGACCCCGGACGAGAAGTTGGCCACGATGGTGCGGTTCGCGCGCAGCAAGGCCAACCCGGTGATAGGTTCGGCGGTCAATCTGATAACCGGTTCCGACATGACCGGGAGGCGGACGGACTTTCTAAACGAGGCGATAAATTACGCGGGTCCGATGACGTATTCGGACGTTTACAAGGCGCTGGAGGACCAAGGGGTGCCGGAGGGAGCGATCATCGGCTTGCTCGCGCTGCTTGGCAACGGCGTGCAGACCTACGACGCCAACGCTCCGCGACCGCGCAAATCGTCTGGGGCGGAGCAATCGGACTTGAAAAGGCTTTTGGACGGGGCGAAGGAGCGCGAGCAAAAGCGCGTTGAGCAGGTCGAGGCGGACCGCAAGGCCCAGATAGGGCCGGAGCCCAAGATAGATTTGACCCCCGAACCGAAGCCCGCGCCGGAACCGAAGGCGACGCGGACGGCGAGCGCGCGACCCATCGACCGCTCCAAGGTCGTCAACGTGGAGGGCACGTCGCCGAAGGGCAAGCGCATGTCGCTCCAGATGCCCGCGGGCGACGCGCTGGACATGTTGACCGAACGGCGGCAAAAACTGCAACGAATCAAAGAGGCGATCGCATGACATTCACCGAAGAACAGCTCCAGCAGATGATGGCCGACGAGGCGGAGAACCCGCTGTGCAGCGTGTGCGCCGAGCTGCTGGCGCAACTCAAGGATGCGAACGCCGCGCTGGCGCTGGCGGCTACGCGCGCGACTCCGCCGCCGCAAATCACGGTTTCTCCCTCCGCCCCCCCAGCTCCCGCCGTGCAAGTGACCGCCACGCCGTCCCCGGCCCCCAACGTCACGGTGAACGTTCCTCCGCCCGCCCCGCGTAGCGTCGTGATGACGGTGTTGGAGCGCGAGCGCAACGGCCCGAACGAGGGGATGATCAAGCGCGTCCAGTTCGACGAACTGATGGCCCCAACCGCAAAACGATAAACCCAAATGGCCAGCAACTTCACCAATTTCTGTTACGGCACCGTGGCCACTCCGCCGTCGCCGCCCGACAGCGGGACTACGATGGTGCTCAACCCAGTGGGGGGAACCACTTGGCCGTCGGTCCCCTTCAATCTGACCATCTATCCCGTAGACACGGGGCCGCTGACGGACAATGCGGAGATCGTCCAAGTGACGGCGCTATCTGGCAACAACGTGACCGCCATGACGCGGGGCTCGCAGGGGAGCACGCCGCGGACGATCCTTGCGGGAGACCAAGCGGCGAACGCCATCACGGTGGACGATTTGGGCGGAGGGGGCAGCGACGAGACCCAAGCGGGGATCGCAGATTTGAACCCCTCGGACGCATCTTTGGCCCTGACCTTTCCAAGCGCGTTCGCCTCGGCTCCCGCCGTCGTCCCGCACGTCGCCGCCCCTGACGGCCTTTCCGCGATAATTCCGATCGTAGATTACAGCACGCTCACGGCCAGCGGCGTGACGTTTCGATTCTCGTTTCCCATCCCGGGAGCGGGGTTCAAACTGATATGGATCGCGCATCCGACCTCATGAAAAAAATCCTCTTGTTCTTGGCGCTTTGCTCCGCGGCGGTCGCGCAGACGACCTCCACCGTAAACTTGGTGGTTTCGACCAACGCGACGTTTTCCGCGCGCACGGCCACGCGGGTCGCGTTCTTCGGGACAAATGGCCTGCTAACCGACGACTCGGGACTGACGTTCAACTCGGCGACCGACGCCTTGACCGCGACCACGTTCATCGGTGCGCTGCAAGGGAACGCCTCAACGGCCACGACGGCGGCGAATCTATCCATCTCCGGGCAAACCGGGCTGTTGTCATTCACCGGGTTGACCAGCACGAACCGCGTCAAGACCGTGCGGGACGCCCCCGACACGATATTGGAGTTGGGCGGCTCATATACTCCGACCGGCACGTGGACGGGTCTTCAACTGGTCGCTCCCGCGCTGGGCACCCCCGCCAGCGGCGTGGGCACCAACCTCACCGGAATCCCCGCTGGGGGACTAACGGCGACCGCCCCCTCGGTCCTTTTTGGGCGCGGGGATAGCGGCAGCGGTGGTGGGCAGGAAATCACGCTTGGCAGCGGGCTATCCATGAGCGGGACGACGCTGAGTTCGTCGGGCGGCGCATCTCCGGCCAATCCCACGGCCTCCGTCGGGCTCTCGGCGGTGAATGGAAGCGCCTCTTCCTATATGCGCAGCGACGCCGCTCCGCCGCTTAGTCAATCCATTGCGCCGACGTGGACTGGCGTTCACACGTTCAGTCCGGCAGCTCGGAGCTCTGGATCTTCGCCCTATATCACGGTCAACGCCCCCGCCGACACTGGACTGACGGCCTCAACGGAGGCGATTGGTGTAAGCTTCGTCGGTGCGACGCGGCAGCATGCGACGGGGGCCTTGTCTCTACAGCGGGAATATATGTTTGGCGCGCCGACTTATTCCTTTGTCGGGGCGAGTACGTTGAGCTGGGCCGCCACGCTGGCGCTTTCCGGACTGCCAACCGCAGGAACCAATGCCACCCTTACCAATCGCGCCGCAATGCTTATTCAGCATGATAGCTTGGGCGCGACGCCAGCCAAGGGGGACAACAATCTGTATCTGGTCAACACCGCTGCGGCGGCGAATGGCGCGCAGCAGGGAAGTCCGCAAATCGTGTGGGAAGGGCAGGGATGGAAAACTAATTCTACCGCTGCTAGTCAGGAGGTGCAATTCCGGGCGTATGTTCTCCCGGTCCAAGGCACGGCCAACCCCTCGGCAACATGGACGCTCCAAAGTTCGATCAACGGCGGGGCGTTCGGTAATTCACTCACCTATACAAGCGGAGGCGTGCTCAATGCCGCTGCCACCGTTTCCGCTGGAGGCAGCTCAAGCATCGACTCGGGGGGAAGTGTCAACGCAGCCAGTAGCGGTTCCATCCGCTGGACCTCTCAAGCGCGAATGACCTCCCCATCGGACGGAATCATCACGTTGTTGAACAACGGATCGACGGCCTTCACGCGGCTTAATTTCGGCGGCACGACATCGAGTTTTGGGGCGATTCAATCTAGCGGCACCACGTTAACTGCGGGACTGGCCGACGGGAGCGCGGGGGGAGTATTCAACGCTAGTGGCATCTTGGCCAATTCTGGAGGATTGAAGCGCGTCACCTCGCAATTCGACAAGACCAACACGACGCTGGCGGACGTGACGGGCCTCTCTGTGACGGTGGCGGCGAGCACGTCATATCGGTTCAAGGCGGTCCTGTACGTCGATACGGACGCGGTGGGCGGCCACAAATACGCCATCGCCGGAACCGCCACGGCGACGAACGTGATTTATCAAGTGAACTCGATCAACAACGGGTCGAACGCGTTTCGGATCAACTCGCGCCAGACCGCGCTGGGCGGAGCGGGAGTGGGCGAGGCGGTCGGCACGGCGTATTACACGGAAATCACGGGGACGATCGCCGTGAATGCGGGTGGCACCTTGACCGTTCAATTTGCCCAGAATGCCGCAAACGGAACGTCTTCCGTGTTGGTCGGCAGTTATTTCGAAGTCATGGGATTTTAATCTCTTTGCCCTCATGAAAAAAACCATCCTCGCACTCGCCCTCTGCGCCTCCACGCTCGCCGTCGCCGTCACTTACACGCGTCAAAACGCCCGCGTCGCGACCGTCCACATGGACGTGAATTACACGGCGGGCTCTCCCACTTCCATTCCGGTTCAGGCGTACATGGCGGTGAGGTTGACCAACGACGCCGACGCGAACGATGAGGTTCAGGCGTCGCGCCAGCAGGTGAACTTCGACCTGCTCGACGCCGCGCTGACGAGCACCAACATAACAGCATCGGGCAAGACCGTGACTTATCCGCAGCTGGCGGCGCTCATCCGGCAGGCTTGCCTGGATCGGGCGAACGCCGCAGGCGTGCAATGACCCGATGCTCGGATACTATTATTGCGGGTATCCGTACTGCGCCGACGCGCCATCCTTCCGCGTCGTTCCGCCCCCGGCGACGCGCCCGGATTGCGGCGGCATCCTCGGCACGGCCACGCTGGGTCAACGCTATCTCGCGGGCCACATCCAATGCGGCG